CGTTGTGCCCTTAGTAGTCTGCTGGAATAGCGAGGTTGAAAAATGGTCTGCGGTTGGGGTCGTCACCGTCCGCTTTTATGTACTGCTTTGTTCCATTGCCACGGCTGTACCGTATCATACCAACACCGCCGCTCTCAACACCGCCCATGAAAATAGCGTCACCGTCAGCAGCCACCGCGTTCTGCTGTGCAGCGTGAGTATACTCATGCAGGCAGTCACCTGTGAACTTGTCAAACACGTACCCTTGACCAGTGCCGTCGTTGGCGTACATGTACCTCTCGTCCAAGGTGCAGGCGCTTGGTGCGTTGCCGTTGGCTGTAATGGTACGCCACAAGCGCACACCGTCCTTGATTCTGAAGCAGCGTATGTTGCTCAAGTTGCCACCGTCATTGACCGTGGTGCTTGTAATGAAAAGCCGTTCACCGTCACTTTCCATACAGAAGATCAGGGGCGTGCCACCTTGAATACCCACGCTCCAGACCAGCGCTGCAGTGGCCTTGTTGTACGCACGCACTTGAAAGCCACCTGTTACATCGCCTGCGACGTAGGCGTAGCGCCAGTCAATAGCCACTGCGCGCACCGTAGCACCATGGACCAAGGCCCCAATGAAAGGGGCGCCTGAGTGCCGGAACAGTTGCCCGTCAACGCCACCGTCATCAACGGCAAACACAACGCCGTCAGCAGCCAAGCCTTCGATATCAACAAGCGCCAGCAGCGGGTAACCAGCGCGGTCAGCCAGGGTTAGGCGATCTACGTTGTACAACTCAGAACCAGCCTGTGCCACCGTGCCAGCCACGACCGCGAAGCCGTCAGCCGTGATAACTTGAACGGTAGCACCCAGGTCACGCTCAGCGATCTTGAGACCGTTGCGGTCTGCGCGTATTAGGAAGTTGCCTTGGCCGTAGTAAATGAATTCTCCGTCCGTTGCCATGGCTGTGATTGCCGTTGGCGACTTGTCACCTGCCAGGGACCACACGGTGGACATGGGCGCTTCAAAGCCTGTGCTTTTGCCCAGTATGAACACGTGCCCTTCAGGTGACACTTCAACAGACAGCAGCGCCACCGCTGATTCAAGGTTGCTAAAGGCGCGGATCTGCCACGACTTGAACCACAGGATCGTGCGTATGATGAGGCGGAACAACCAATTGATAAGCGGATATGTGACCACCTCGTTGAGGTTGAAACCATCGTCACGCTTGGGCGCACTGGGTTCAATGAAGTCTGTACCTACAACGGCGCCGTCACACCATTCAAGATTCTCGACGTTCTCATGTGCCGTTGTTGGTTTTGTAAAGAATTCAGTCATGGCGCCAATATACCTCCTAGTTCCCCAACATCCAAACCGGGACCTATGTCAAGCCTGAATGGTGAAACTGGATCTACAATATCTATGCTTGAAATACCAACGCCAGCAGTGGTGTTCTGTTCAATTACTGCGAAGGCACGCAGCGCCAGTTCTATGCTTGGTGGCACTGCAAGGGGTACTTGAATCTGGAAGGCAGCACTGGACAGGTGTATGTAGTGTGCGCCAGGTGCATTGAAAAATATGGCAGCGATGTTCCCAATTTGAGAAGCCAGGTGCCCTTTCCTGTTGGCCAGGATCTTGCCCGTGATCAGCCGCCGATATTCATCGTCAACAAGGTTGCCGCGACCAAAGCCAACAAGGTCGCCGTATTGGTCCAGGTTGGAACCTGCGGCTGTTGTTAGAAGGCGCAACAAAATCAAGTCGCTGTATACGTCTTCCGCTTCTTGAATCTTTTCAGCCAACACCCTGATCAGTAGACCCACGTTGGTGCTGTCGCGCCATTCAGGGAGCCTACCGTCAAGCATGCGCTGAACGTGGTCTGGTATGTAAACGGTCACAGTATGGTCACCCTTGCCGTTGCAAAGCGTGCGATCTCATTACTGGCGACGACCACTGGCAGCGTGTTGATTGGGGCTGGTGCAGTGCCAACCGTAATATCAACATCCTGCAGACCAGCCACTGCTGCGAGTATCGCGCATTCAATCTGCTTGGGATATACGTCCTCACCAGCGACCAAAGCAACGTTGCCTTCGCCAATGCCAAGTGACCAGTCAAGGACAGCCTGCTTAACCTGGTCATCGCCGTCTGCTGGGTAGCCAACCAGCTTCTTGGTTAGCGTTACGTCCACCCAAAAGTCAGTCTCGGTGGCGAACGTGAAACGCACCGGTTGGTCGTTGCCTTGGTCGTCAACCACGATCACAACCGTAGTTCCAAAGCTGTCAATGCCCGCACCCTGCACGACCCACAGCACCTCAGCCACAGCTTGAATGTCTGCTGTTGACGGTAGTATGACAGCGCGATAGGTGTGTGGCGGCAAGCCGTCAGCGTTGGTGAAGTTGGTGCGGTTTGAAGTGACCGATACATGGGTCAGCTTGAGTTCATTGTCTTCAAGTTCCAGTGCGCTACGTATCGCGCCCTCGCTGCTGGACGTTCCAACACCCAGGCTGTTCTCCATGCGGATCCGCAGTATGGCGTCGGTCTCAAGCAGCCTACCAACCGAGGCGTCATCTGTGTTGGTTACAGTTGCCCAGCCAATAACAGAATCAACAATCTCTGAGATCTCGCCAGTCAGCGCTTCCACTGCACCGTCGTCTTCACTCTCAAGGACGACAGCCGTAGGCGCACCGCCAATGACAGTGGTTTCTTGAATGATCCAAAAGGTACCACCAGGGATCCGCACCCTGGATCCTGCTGGCACCGAGGTGGCTGGCACGCCAGTGATTAAACCAGGCGCAGTACTTGGCAGCGGAAGCAGCCTGGACACACCAATTAACGACGCAAGGTTGTCCAGGGCGGCTGCTTCTGCAGCTGTGCGGCTGAATGAATTGTACAGATCAAGCGCTGCCTGCTGAATGGACACGTACCGCTGCAAGAATAGGCTGATCATGTCACCAATGAAAGATCCTGACTTGGTATCAACGCCAGCACCAAAATGAACCTTGGCACGCGCAACCAAATCAATACGAGCCTCGGTTACATCTTCAGTTGTCAGCCCTGCTGGGGTCAATACGAAGGTCATGGTGGGTTCCTACAGTACAGCGTCAAGAAGACCTTGAGTTGTCTCGGCCTTGAAGCGCAACGTGTACTTGCGTTCAACAGGATCAAAGCCTGGCACAAACTCAATAATCGTCACAATATCAGATCGGCTTTCTAATGTCGCTCTCATGATCGCTGTAAACAAGGGCAAATCAACACCCTTGGTGAAAGCATGCTCAAGGAACGGCACACCAAACAAGGGATCGTCAACGTGGGTTCCCCTGATAGTTGCAAGCTGGATCCGCACGCTTTGTGCAAGCTGGTCCAGCCCTTCAACAAAGAGAAAGTCACCCTTGCCGTCTGGTACGAGATCATGAGTCAACGGGTCTATGAGAGCATCTCTTGCCATGGTGTGTATTCCTTGCCTGTTTCAATAGCGTGGCCTAGCGGGACACACAAGGCCCACAGCACCAGTATCTACCCCTAGACCTTGGAGCGCCGCTTGGCACGCCTTGTGTGTCCCGCTAGGCCACGCTATGTGTGTCATTCAGCCTTGAGTTTGGTGGCTGCAACGCTGGCAAGTGTTCCTATGAGAGTGGGTGGTATTGAAGGCGCAAGCTCAGAGGTGGGGCCCGATGTCTTGGCCACTGGGCTGGGACCGGGAAAGTAATCGTGGCCGTGACCATCAAAGGTTGATTGTACCTTTGCGAGGCGGGCGTCAACAAGGTTGGCCAGCGCCACAAATTCAGGCGTACCCAGGTCCTTGATTACCGTCATGGCCGCACGGATTATGTACGCGCTTGGATCCTTGTCCGCTGCTGGTATCAAGTTACCCTTGTGACTGACACCTGGTGTGCATATGGCTGATGACAGGCTGAACCGCGCACGCTTCCTTGAGACGCGACCCCTGTTACCATCGGCCAGCCATTCAGCCACGTTGTGAACCAAGAACCAAACCAGCACCGGGTTGCCTGCTTCAAGGGGTGCGGTCTGGCTCCATTCATTGCCTGCTGCTGGTGTGCCGCCCTTTGGCCACAGCACGGGGATACCGCGCAGCAGTGGGATCGTCAGCGTTTCAGTTTGCCCTTCAAGCTTAGCATTCATGACCAGTTGAATGGTTGCGCGTTCAGTGACTGCGTTATACGACACCACCTCACCAACGGCATTGGTCCACATGTTCATGTTGTTCAAGTTGATCATGAGATCAACGAAGTCATGTGCGTCTGGTTCGTCTGTGCCAGCCATACCGCTAACCTACTACCTCAGCGCCATGCAGGATCCGCGCTTTTATTATTGTTTGAAACCGCTGGCTGGCCTCGTAGCCGTCGCCCTTGAACTGCACGGTGCGCGCTACGTAAAAGCCCTTGATTTGTTCAGACTGCAATTGCAAGAACCTACCTGGCCGCATGTCTGGCAGCATGAGGCATGTCATCTCAACCGCTTTCTTCTTGCGCTTTGCACGGATCAACCCGGTGTTCTTGTTGAGTAAGAAGTCGCCTTGGTTTGTGGGTACGTCGTCACCAAGCAGGATCTGCAGGTTGCCATCGACAATGGACCACTCGCCTTCAAGGTCTTCAACTATCAGCTCATCCAATGCGGTGCGCAGTGGCCCGCAGAACGTAACGCCCTCAGGGTATATAAGTTCAGGGATCGCTGTGGTGCCAAAACCAGTTCCCAGATTGAACTGCGTTATTATGTCCTTGAGTATGGCGCCGTTGGATATTGGACCAGCGAACGACGTGTCATAGCGCGCTGTCCTGTACAGGATCCCTGCGTTCTTGACTTCAATGGTAGTGATCTTGTCCTCGCCCTTGCCTACCGTATCAAGCGACACGATGTCGCCTTTGATAATCGTGCCCTTGTAACCAGGCTTCCCTGTTGTGCCCTTGTAACCAGCTATCAAGGTCGCAACAGCCAATGGCCTTGCCAGGATCTCAATGCTTTGCTCGTTCAAGTTCCATATCATGACCTTGGCTTTGTTGGGACGGCTGCTGCTTTTGTACAGCACGTCAAAGCCGATCCTGAAGCTCGGTGTCTTGAACGACACACCTTCCCCAACAAACTGCTCAGAGCTTGTGTTGAGACGGACAAATCTGCGGAACAAGCGTGCGCCCATGTTAGATCGCGACCCCCGTAGGTGGTAGCTTTTCACGCAGCACTAGCGCAGCCGTTTCCATGATGTCGATCTCTTCAGCCGTTATGTAGATCATGAACACCTTGGTGCCCAGGTCGCCCTTTGTTACCGGGGATATCTCGCCTTCCAAGCGTGTGGCGTACAGCTCGCCCGTTGGCAACCTCGGGTCCGTGAATGGGATCAACAGGTCAATGTATGTGACCAGCTTGATACCAGCAGCCAGCAGCACGTTGTCTTTATCGCTGATGTCCAGGCGCCACCGATCATTCCGCGCGTCGTACCTGTAGTCCATGAAATACAGAACGTCGTCAATATCAACAGGACCCCTGGCAACATCTTCACCGTCAGGATCAAACGTGAAAGTGATAGTCATCAGCACACCCCAAAGTCGGTGTCACCCTTGAGACCGTCAGAATGAATATACTCATGCTTGCGGATCACGCCCTTCATTCTTGGGCTTGACTTCAAGCGTATGAAATGCGCCTTTTTTTGCTCAGGTGACAGGTCGGGATTCTCAAATATGGTCCTATTGAGTTCCCTGCGAGTAGCTTGACGGATCTTGTCCTCAGCTACCTGCGCCTTGAATACCTGCTGCCTGAAGTCAGCGCCTGCTTGCGCCTCAAGTTCCTTCTTGAGTTTAGCCCAGTCTTCACGGATCTCCTGTTCCAGCCTTGTTTGCGCAATCAACACGCGCTCGGCCTCGGAGATCGTGATCGTCTTCAAGTTGACTGACAGGCTTATCATGTCCCCTGTATCGGCACCGGCATACGTACCGGTGACCATGGTGATCAACATGGAAGGTATGAACCCCAGTGTTGAACAAACCTCCATGGGTTCTTCCTTGAGTTGCAGTGCAAGCAGATTCGCGAACAGGTCCTGCAAGCGCATCTCACGCCCTTCAGATTCATCCAAGGGTGTAGCCGATACCACACCAGTCAAGGACAGCTCACGGGGCGGCTGGGTGACGTGGTCTGTGATCTGCGAGCCGCCTTCAACAGGGTAATTGGTCACCTTGGAAGCAGCCTTGAATACCTCGCGGGTCGTAGCATCAAACATGAAGCTACCGAATGTAATGTCCTGCGGAGGTGTAAGTATGACGCGGTCTGCCATTATTCAGTACCCTTAAGGCTGTTGACATTAGATGACCAGTCAGTCATGCCTTGCGTTGTACCTTCCCTTGAAGCAGCCGCAACAGCAGCAGGATCTGATGAGTCTGTATTCACGGTGACCTGAACGTTACCATGCATGTTGATTGCCTTGCTTGCGCCTGCCAGCGTTGGCGCGCTGAAGATCTGGTCAATCAACTTGTTGGCCCCAATGCTTGCGTGGATCCTACGGCCAGCACCAGCAGTGTCAAATCCGGGACCGCCTAGCGACGGTTTGACTACGCCAGCCCACAACAGGATCTCGTTAGGCACCAGGCCAGCAGGCAACTTTCTAATAATGTTCTTCACGCCTTCAATAAAGCTTTCAAAGGCGTCAACAATGGGCGCGAAGATCATTCTCCCCATCTCTTGAATCGCATTGAATATAACGGACCAGCCTTCAAATATCTTTCCAAACGTGTCAGCCACTGCACCAAATATACTTTTCAAGATCCCGAGCACCGCACCCAGTATACCCTTCAGCAACTTGCCTATGAGCTTCACAATGAAAGCCACGATCTTCATGAGGAAAATAACGACCTTGATAATGGGCTTGAGTATTGTGGTCGCGATCTTGATCAGCACAGCAGCCACACTCAACACAGCGGCCACGATCTGCATGACAATTTGTATGATTATTGTCACGATCTGGATTATTGGCGTCAGCACAGCACCAATGACATCAAGCATCGCTCCAACAAGATCACCCAGCACGCTGGCGATGCCTGCAAACGCAGGCGCAAGGATCCCAACAATGTCCTTGATAATGCTGGTTACCGCTTCCTTCATTTCAAGCAGCGCTGCAGCCATACCACCCAGGCCACCCTCAGCGCCTGCGAAGCTTTGAACGAACTTTCCAATAAGGGAAGGTCCGCCAACAAAGAACATAATGAGATCCACCACGACCGCTATGGCAGCGGCAATGGCAAAGACTATCGGGTTCATGAACAGCAGCGTTCTCAACAACCCTACCATCTTGAGCTTAACCAGCACGATGCCAGCCGCAATGGTGGCCAGTGTCGCTTTGACCGACAGGCCAAAAGCCACGACCTTGGGTACGGCCATGACCCCCACAAAGCCAGCCGTCGCAACCTTTGCCGCGTCACTGTTCTCCTGCACGACCTTGATTTTGCCACCAAGCCCGTCAATGGCGATACCAAGCTTCTTGCCGATCTGGTCAGCCAGGTGGTCGTTGACAGATATCCATTTTATGATCTGGTCAACCAGCCTGAATACAGCGTCGTTTAAACCGCCCTCACCGATCTTAACTTGAAAGTTGGTGGTCGCGTCACTCAGGTTGGACAGCTTGCCGCCAACCGTTTGCATCTGATCTTCCATGCCGCTGGCGAACTTGGTTTCACCAATGCCAAGCAGGAAGTTAGATATGTTCTGACCACCACGCTTCACTTCCGTCTCAACACCCTGCACCGTCAGCTTCACCGTCTTGGCTGTCGTTTGCGACGTAATGTTGAGTTGGGATCCAAGCTCCTCCGTCAAGCCCTTGTTGGCCTTGGTAATGGCCCCAGCAGCCTGCGCAATGGTGGTGCTGTTGGCAGCGGCGAGGTTACCTACCGATTTCATGACGGCGTTGGTGGGCTCGATGCCAGCAGCCTTGAGCTTGATATACGCCTGGGTCACGTTGTTGAGTTCAAACGGCGTTGTTGCCGCAAACTCCTTGATATCAGCGAACGCCTTTGCACCAGCCTTGGCTGAGCCCGTCACTGACTTGAGCTGGGCGCCTAGCTTCTGTGCTTCCACGTTGGTGTTGATCAGACCCTTGAATGCAGACAACCCTGCAAAGGCGCCGATCATACCGGTGATCTTGCCAGTGACGCCGTCAGCTGTTGCGCCGATCTTGGACACACCTTTCTTGAGAAGGTCCGCGCGCTTATCGGCCTTGTCAAAGCCTGCCTTGTCAACCTTCATTCCCATAAAGGTAAACAGTCTGCGCACGATGGTCATTTATCAACCCCTTTGGTCACACCTGAGAGTAACTGTTCCAACAATGAATTAACAATGTGCATTCTGAACTGTTGTTGGAATCTAACCGCGTCCCACACCGCGTTCAGTTGCTTCAAGGTCCAGGTTCTCAACATCACCATTGGATCGTGTCCGGTGTTGGCAGCGAGGAGGTATACGTAGGCGCGGTGTCCATGTTTATCACACATACGCTTTTCAATCTCCTCAAGGTACTTCTGAGCCTGTCTCAGTTCGTAGCTTTGTTCTCTTCCTCCGTCTTCACCTTCTCTTCTTCCTCCTGGGAAGTCAGGCCAAACGATCCCAGGAGTTCCGTGAAAAAATCGCCAAAATTCTCCTCAACAACCCACTGCAACGCCAGCGTACATTCAAGCAAACCACCAACGCCGTCATAAGCGAGCTTGAGAGAAGCCTTGTCCTTGATACGTGTGCCGCCCCTGCGTAACTTGCCAGCAGTGAACAGCTTGAGAGCGTACTTGAAGCCGCCCTTTCTCATTATGGATCTTGCAACGTCAGCGAAGGCCACGCCTGCAAGTGAACGATCTTGAGACATGGCCGCCAAAGGGCTTGCCATCTCTACCATTTCAAGGGACATGTCCATTGACACATCGATGCATATTGGATCGCATGTGTACGGTACTTCAATGGTGACCCGGTCCCCGGCTTCATTCTTGCCTTGGTACCTTTCAATGGTCGTGTTGAATTCTGAATCCATGGTGCGCGCTCCTATATAGCGGTCTAGGGGATTTCGCTAGGCGCCTTGAATGTTAGGCGTCCAGTTGTTCTCCGTGTCCAATCTCTGCTACCAGACATCGGATCTCGAAGTCTTTGGGTTGTGCGTCGTTGGCAAACTTCAGCACAGGCGTGTTTTTGATGTAGGCGGTTGTTGAGACCATCATGTTGCCAATGCTTCTCACGTCCTTGATAAGCAACCTGAACTTGTTATTGCCAGTACCACGGTCAGCCAGCCACAGCTTGTGCAGCACGCTTATTGAAGGACTGCCAGGGTGCAGCTTGAGCTTGACCATGGCACCAGGCATATCAATACGGTTCCTGGTCACGGTCTTGTGTGATCCAACAGTCTCAGTGAAACCGTCACCATCGGGTTCAATGCTTAGAAATTCACCGTCAGCGTACCCTTCCACTATGTGTGTGATTCCAAGGGTCCCACTGATGACCATTTTGATGTCGTCTCTGTTGTATTCACTCACCTTGGAACTCCTGTTCTATGGTGCCCAGCAGGGCCGAGAAGGGGTGTGCACTGTGCCGTATGACCCCTTGGGTGGGTTAGCCCGTCAAGGGGCTGCTACGCCTTGTTAGGACGTGGCTACCTGACCAAGGAAGTCGCCCTCTTGAATTGCACCGGTCAAGGTGCCGCCGTAGGTGCGGCGGATAATGCGGTTTGTCTTGTCTGCACCCAGCACTTGCGTGATACGCAACGGCACCACGAAGGGTGACCCGGGGTCTGTTGGGCTGTTTGTGCCTGGTGCGCGGCGCGTGAGGTGCTTGGCCGTAACGCCAATCTCAAGCCTGGTTTCAAGCAGGTTGTCAGTCACCGCGATACCGCTGTCGTCAAACGGGATCTTCCCACCAGCATTGACAAAGTCACTCTCAGCTTGGGTGAAGTCTTCAGCCACCCGTTCAGCCAGCCAGTCCTTCGTCAGTTGAATGTCAATGAACTCGCCGCTGACCAGCTTGCCCTTTTGCACTGAACCAAGGCCACGGACCTCGGTGTACACGTTGGCACCCTTGTTGAGAAGGTTGGTCAACAGCTGCGTTTCAGTCAACTGCAGCTGCTTGGTTACGCCAACCAACAATTGCCAAGCCACAATCGTGGTGTTGGTGTCAGGGTTGATCGCCAGGAACTTCGCCATGCTTGAGACCACCATGGGTTCCGTGACAGGATCATGGTAGAAGTATGCGGTGCGGTTGTATGAAAGACCCTGCAGATCTTCAAAGGTGTTGCCGCCGACATCGTTGGCCACGTCTGCTTCAGCACTGGTGGCGAAGTACAGCGTGGGCTTGTTGCGCGCTTCAGCGAAGGCAGCGATCAACAGGATGTTGGCGTTGTCGTAGGCGTTGGCGCCTGTAACCAACAACCCATACCAGTCATCGTCATCAAGCTGTACGGCCACAAGCTCGGTGCTGATTGGGTTGGCTGCAACGTACTGACCAGCCTTGACCTGAACAGGGCGGATCTCTTGGTTCAGCGCTGCTTTCAAGTTGGTGACACCCTGTGCCGTCAGATCCAAGTTGCCAGGCGCAGGGCCATCAGCGTCAATGGCTGTGCTGGTTGCGTAGGTCCTGACTTCATTATTTGCGAAGCCAGGCGCGTCAGTGTCAGACAACATGACCAAGATGTCACCAAAACCTTGAATGGTGACCTGGGGTGACCCGCTTGTTACTTGGCTTTGAATTAAGCTGTTGGCGTTTGCCATGGAACTTCCCCTAACAACTTACCAGCTGTTGAGTTGGTATCAGCGTTTCAATAACGTCTGCCCCGCTCTCTCTGGTAATCGTGAAACGGTATTTAAACTCGCGGATCGTCCTGTTGTCCCAGATTGTGTCTAGGTCCTCACTGTCTTCAACGGTTGTACCTTGCGGTTCCTCTACAGTCAAACCCAATTGCTTTGCAAGCAACCTGAATGCCTGGTCGCGCAGGGACAAAATGAACTGATCCATCGCCTCCCTGTGTATGCCGCCAAATATCTGAAGCTCAAACAAACCAACACGGCACGACTTGGTAACCTGCTTCCCTGGCTTGCCGCCAAAAGCCTCGTCCAAGATCTTGGTTGTGGTTATGCCTGTGGTGCGGTGGCCGCCTACATCCAAGATCGCATACTGGCCGTCAACCTCAAGCAACTTAGGTGCGTTTTGTTTGGCGTAGTAAATGCGCCCGTTTGCCATACCGGTGCCCAATTCAACAAGTTGAAAGATCTGGCCTTCAATTGTGCTTGGTTGGTACGGGTGGGTCATGTGTTCACGTCGTTCTGTTCATTGGCACGCAACAGAATGTACTTGAAATGGGATGTTGGCAAATTGTATCGTCGCGTGCCACGGTTTTGTACAAAATGCACTTCCCACAATTCAATGCCTTCGCCTTGTCCGTCGTCTATCTCAACAACATCACAACGGGTTGGGTCGCCTTGCCTGACGGTCTTGAGAAGCGCCTTGGTGTACAGCTTACGAGCACCGCGTAACAGCGTGCCTTCCTGTTCATCTAACAGGTCCAGTTCCTTGCCTGAGGTAGGTTGAACACCGCCCCTGATAGTGAACACGGTATCAGCCGTCTCAGCGTACACACCGTCCACATAGCCCCCTGTGGACCTGCGCCTGATGTTGTATATCTGGGGTCTAATGAATGCCATGTTACTTGCTCAGAATCTTCTTTATGTTGCCAACGAAGAACGTGATTGCACGCTGCATGTCGCCAGTATCAACAAGGGGCTTGGATGATCCCTTTGAGGCAATGGTTGAAGGTGCGTTCTTGTGGAAGCCGCCCTTTGAGATTGTTTGTATGATATCGTTCCTGGCCTTGATACCGATCCTGGTTAACCAGCCTGTGACCCTGGTGTGCGTTGGTCCAGTTACGTCTTGCCACATGTCGCTGAACATTTTGGCGTAGCTTTCTTGGTTCTTGTCAAAGGCGTTGCGCATGAATGGGCGCTTCTTGATATTGGCGTTGGGTGCGCCAAATTCATTGTGGTGAGCGTACTCCGAGATGTCGCCCTTGAAAATACCAGTGACCACGCCCCTGTCATTGGCGCCTGCCATGTTGCGCAGGATCTGTTCCCACACCCGTTTATCGTCCTTGACTGACAGCGTGATCTTGATTGTCATCTCATTAATGTCCCGACCCGTTTGCCGTCCTTGTCCGTGCGGCGACCAAGCTTGTATGGGAACCACAAGCGGCGCACTGGTGGGGGAAGCGGAGATTGGAAGTAGTCACGGATCAGATTGAAACCGTAGGTGATCTGCACGTCGCCTTCTCTTATCGCACCAACACCACCAACGATATTCTCATTCTGTTCACAGAAGTTTTTAACAAACTCAAACAGACCAATTTGAATTGACGTGGGGTGCGTTACATCAACACAGCTCTCATCTTGGAATGGGTTGTCCAAGTACAGGTCGCCAATCTCAATGGCCGCCTTGTAATACAGTTCCAAGATTGAATCATCAACGGTGAACTGCTGAAGGTACAGTCTTAGAAGCACCTCATCTGTTGCGTAGCTGTACGTCGCCGCCAATGTTGCCATCTTGAATTACCCCCCGTTGTGCTTGCTTAGCACTGCCTTCTTGACTGCCTCACGCAGTGTCTTCTCACCAAACCGCTTGTCGTATGGATGATCTTCCAAGTTGTCATCCAACCATGCAATCAGCTCATCCTTATGCATTCTGTCAACTTGAAAGTCTGGCAGTTCCTTATGCGGCGACCGCACTGGTCCACTGGGCTCAGGCAACGGGTCCTTGAGTACAGGCTTGGCCATACCACGGGTGTCCGTGTTGGAATTCATGTTCATGGGGTGGTCATGCGCCTGGTGTGCTGGCGCACGCTCAAAGGCTTTCAAGGCGTGGTGCTTGTCGGTCTTGTAGCCTGTCACGTACTCAGCACGACCGGTCCTTTCAACCCAGCTCTCAGCGACCTGCTTTGATACGTTGTAGGTCCTGCCTGCCAGGTATTCACGCCCGTCTGGTCCACGGTACTTCTTCAACATCTTCACCAGTTTTGCAGCCATTTCTCACGCCTCCGTTCTCATGCACTTTGCGATTCAAGGTTGTAAAAGGTGTCAGCTATTGACACCCAGCTTGGCCAGTGTACCGCGTGCACGCTGAGCCGCAAGTGCTTCGGCGGTGATAGCTGTGTGCGTCATGTTGATAGTGTCAACGGCTACACGTTGAATCTTCGTCTCGCCAACCACCAAACCAAGCGTTGGGTCGTACCCAGCGATGCCAGCAGCCGCAAGCGCTGCTTGAATTGCAGCCTCGTCTGGCTTGACTTCAGATGCGTCTGCAGCCTCGGCGCCAAACACTGCATGCAGTTCAGGTGTGCCGCTTACCATGATCACAACCCACACAACCCAATATGTCTGACCGTCTGCTGTCAACGCTGCTGGCGTAGCACCGGCAAGGTTGTGTGAATTGGCCCACTCACCCGCACCCAGGATGATCGTGTCAACAGCGGCTGCAAAGCGTTTGAACACACTCAAGATCACATCGCCTACTGTGTAATCAACACGGTACAGGATCTCGGTGCTGCCACTTGACCCATCGGTGAACACCAGGCCACCGTCAACCATGCGTGCGGTCCAGGCAACAGCCCAAGCAAACACACTTTGCAGCAGGTTGCGCATAGCTTGAATACTGATAAAGCCTCGCGAGCTTTCATCTTGACCTCGGACACGCCCAATCGCATCAGGGAGCGTGTCCAACATGTTTTGTAGACTTTTGAATGAATCGTTGGCAGGCATCTCATGCTCCGTATTGAATCGTACTGTTCTTGCTAAAAAGGCCAGCCACGCTTTTTGTGTAGGCTGGCCTTATGGGCTTTCAATTACCGGCAGATCAGCCAGGTATTACGGGGGCGGTCCGTCAAAGTCACCAACGACAAAGCTGGTGGGTCGGTACGTGGCAAACGCAGCTCGCATCTCAGCCAGCAGCAGCAGCAGGTTTTTCACGAAGAAGTCTTCATGTTGGTCTGCGATCCGCACCTCGGCGTCCATGCGGTCCCACAGGGTCGCCGCGACATCAAAGGCGCCAGTGAGGAAGTCGCCTGCGCGGATCGCCTGCGTTTCAACAATTGGAACCCGCCACACAAAGCCGATGCCGTTGCCACTTTGAACTTGGAAGAACGTGTAGTGACCGTCGCTGGCCTTCTGCGTTTCAATAAGCTCAAAGTCTGCGGGGTTCAACACCACACCAGACGGGCGATAGTTGGAAAGCCACACAAGCGTCATGGCGCGGCGGATAGCGTCAAGGCGCGTGTCACCAGCCAGGCCACTGGACTGCGCGTAGGTCAGCGCACCAGGGTTGGTCATGAGACCCTGGTATTGGTCGCTTGCACCGTCGCCGTACAGGATCTGTTCCTCCTCACTCAAGCCCAGTGCGTCACGCAAGCGACCGTCAACCAGCTGTTGAATGACTGGCGCGTCCTGTGACATTTGGCGGGAGATCGGGATCCAAGTTGCCAGCGTTTTAGCAACCTCAGTCACCAGGCTGTACTTGATATTCGCCCGTGGCTTGATCTTGGCTTCAGGCGTGAAGATGAATTGGTCAGCTGTGACCTCAACATCCACCGCGTGCGTGTTGGAAAGGTTGGTAGTCAAGGTCAGTGTCTTGGCTGTGTGATCAACACCAGCAGCCGCGATGATCTTGGTCTCAACAGCACCAGTGCCAAAGGCCAGGACAATGGTTTGACCCGCAAAGAAACCGCGCGTGTTGATCACGGTGACCACTGGCTGGCCAGCCGTGGCCTCAACTGACACCTCAGTGAAGAGAATGTGGAACACATCTTCACGGGGGAATTCAATTGCCTTCTCACTAAGCGGCAACACAGGGATCAGATCGCGGAGAACGCGAGGGCGCAACGCAATCATGATCGCCTGTTGCAACCTGAACTGATCAGTCAACGCCTCGCCGCTACCAGCGTCAGTCGTGATCGTCTTCTTGAGAGTCTGCAGTGTGCTGTTCTTGGTAAAGAACGAACCCACTTCAACACCGCTGTCCATCTTCTTGTGCGTCTGTGACTTGGACTTGTTTTGCCATGTCTTGTACGCATCGCTTGTGACAAAGCGGTCACCAAGGGACTGGTTCTTGACACTGGGGTCCTTGAATCCGTCCTGCTCAAAGTCAGCTTGAATCTTGTCAACCTGCTCCTGCATGCCTTTGGCGTCTTCAACAACCTGTTCCCAGTGCTTGTTCATTTCGTCCATGAACACACCAGTTGCGTCGCTGGCTACGCCATGCTTAGCGATCTCTGAGTTTTGCTTTTCAAGACCTTCCTTGACCATTGTGGACAGGGATGCCAGTTCCGTGCGGAACTCAGCGAACTTTGCTTCCATTGCCTTGGCTTCCATTCCAAGTCTCTCCTGTGTGCGGGGCCCTTAAGCCAAGCCAGCGAAAAAGTTTTTCATGTCCTTGAGTTGAGAAAGCAGCTCACCGCCGCCAGCCTCAAACGCCACGTCTTCAGCGGTCTTCTCATCTGTTGTTGAGTCGCCCGCACCGTCTGTGTACCGTGCCATTTCAATAAGCGCGTTGCCCATTTCAATGAGCTTGGATCTTGAAATGCTTCCAAGTGCAGTGCCAGTCTTTAATTCCTGGTGCGCGTTCCACATTTCAAATAGGTCACGCGGATTGATATCTTTCACGCTGGTAACACCAGCCTTGAGGTTCATTGGGAACGTTGCGCTTGAAATCTCCCACACACGCTTGACCTGGTGGATCGTCCTGCGTTGCCCTTTGGCGCCAGGGTTATCAACGTCGTGCAACGTGAATCCCTTTGCGTCCAACGAGTAACCAAAGGACATGCCACGCAGGACCTTCTCTGCATGCAGCGTCAGCATTTCATCTCCAAGCAGCGTGTTGGCCGCTTTGGAGGTGAAGGCCAGCCCCTTTGTCGTCTCATGCAATTCAAGCGTTCTTGCAAACGCCAGGTCAGCATTGTGGTTCTTGAGATGTACCAGCGAAGTGCCGTACTTCTTCAGCGCCTTGAAATATGCGCCTTCCTCAATAAGGTCGCCGCCGAGATCAACATTGCCCGTAATGGAAGAGAACCCTGATATAAGGCGGCTTTCAGTGTTGGCCTTGACTTCAAGGTCCTCACCGTCGTTACCTGCATCGCAGTATTTTCTCTCGTACATTTCCGTCATTGGTGTTCCCATGTGGTATTCACGGATCACAAAAGACCATAACGCTGTGCGGCTGTCAAGAGAACGATCTATGTTGACGGTGTGTCTGGCTGGTTGGTTTGTGTAGTTGCGCCGCCTGGAATTACATTATAGAGAACCAAACACCGACAGTTGATATGGCCTGGTGGAACAAAGGAACTTGTTTTGCGTGTGCCGTCATGTGGGAACGTGTCCGTGAAACCAATGGCTGTTCCATGCAGCGGACCACAAAACGGGCACACCCTTTCGTCTAGCTGCGTGTGCCACACCTTGATTATGCTGTCCCCGTGCAGGGGCTGGCCTTCACCAAGGGCGTCCTGTAGCGCAAAGAACTGACCTTGGTTGTAAGCTGTTGCCATCTCGGTACGTGCAATCATCTGGGCCCTGCGCTTCCTAAGGAACCCCGCGTACCGTTGTGACTGGCGTAGTGCTTGCGGCTGTGTTGAACCGCCAGCTAGCAGGCCAGCACGCAGCCTTTCAACAGCACGCGCATGTGTAGGCGTCAAGCCAATGAGCGGCTTAATGAATTGTGCAAGGCGCCTGCTGCTTATGCCTTCACCGCCAAGCTTGGTAAGTACCGCACGTATAGCTCGCGCTTGACTGTTTGTTAGATCCTGTATTAGTTCACCGCCATGCTGTGCAAACCACTGGCGCATGTCCTTACCAATCAATTCAAATTCAACAAGATCGCCAAAGCTAGCAATGCCGGGTAGGATAGCTTTGACACCACGGGTGGCTGCAACCTCCCACTGCTCATCTACTATGCCGCCATCAGCTATCATGGTCGCGTAGTCCTCTCGCCACCTTTCAATTGTTGCCGGGTCTAGGTCTCCACGGCTGACGGCAGCAGCCAGCTCCTCTGTGCTCAGCGCGTTGGCCTGGTTCACCCAAGCCTTCTCAAGGCCACGCACAAGCACTGACCGCGTAGCGTTCAACATGGACTGCATGGACTGCTCAAGCTTGCGTGTGTTGCGCACCAGTGGCTTGGCAGTACGGAAGCGGTTGCGCCTTGGCTTGGGTTTGGGATCGGTAACCGTAGGGTCCAAGCGAGGGTTAGGGATCTTAGATGGTTGGTCCCTACCGTCGTTCACCTTGGTGCCATCGTGCTGCCTGTGGTGCCCGTGTTGGCATGTTGAGACGGGAGCCCTATCGCTGGTCCACAATTGCCCGTCAAGGCCCGTCTGCTGCACGTTGGGGCCATCTATGGTGCGGTAGACTTTGTGCCAGCTGTTGGTCATCTCAATCCTCTATGGGCTCACATACAATCTCGCGCGTCTCTGAATCGCTGGTCCATGCATCCTTGCAGCCCCGCTTGTGGCTCTGCATGGGCTCACCCTTCCACCGCGTTTCAACACGCACCTTAGTTCCGTCTCTTCTGTAGTAGTGGTGTGACAATCGCCACGGCCCAACCTTGTTGGTGTGCCAGGTGCGTACGGTTGCACCAACGTTAGAAACAAAAGTGTCCTTACTGTTGGCCATGGCTCCAGCCCTCACTTGATGGATGACTAGCCAGCAACACACCTAAGCATGGCACAAGCTGTATATATATGCGTGACAGTGGCTTAAGATCATGCACATCCATGTATTTACTATCCCAATAGACACCCACCCAGAAGTCATACAATGCAAAGTAAACAGTGATGGTCAGTGGTTTTCCGCTGCGCCGTAGAATACCTGGCACGTGGTATTCAATAAGTTTTTTCATTACAGCACCTCACAAACAATAATAATAAAAATAGAACATTCAACATTGAAGACAAGTGGAAGTTACGGATCACCTTATTGTGATTATCCATGGTCACACCCTCCAAAGCGCATCAGCACCTGTGTGCTTGCAGTCGCTGCAGCCCCTACCCTTGCACTCCTCATGCATTGGCAAGCGTCCATCCAAGGCCACCTTATTGCACAACATGATTGCCGCGTCTGGTCTGGCCTCACCTGTGTGTATGGTGCGGTGCTCAACCAGCTTCCAACGTATGCGATAACGTGCACAGGCTTCCTTACATGCTGCAACTAGTATGCTCTGGTTCTGCATGTACGCCACAGGGTTGTTGACTATGATCTGCTTGTGTGCTGCGTTCATGTCCTTTGCGAGTTTCAACACCCGCTGGCTTTCTGACTTGGGCATCAGCTTTCTAATAAGCGGGCGGATCTTGCCGTGCCTGCTGCCTCTTCTCTTACGCCTTGCCTTCTTCAATACTGCCTCCTGTTGGGTGTTAGGTCAACGCAACCTAACAGCCACAGCATGCCAGGTACAGGGTGTCGGCGCAACCATCACATTCAGGTAGCTGTTGCGCAAAGACCAGTTTCATGTTGTGTAGCGCAACGCCGCACATAGTCTGGCCTTCACCTTCTCTCACTATGTGCAGGCTGGTCTTGTCTTCCAAGAAGAACAGTGGTGTCACTTCAGCCTTGTGTTGCACGCAAATCATGTGACCATTCTCCCTGTTGTGCAGCACGGCTGGTGTCACGTGTGCACATGAACATAGGAACGGGTGGCTGGTGTTTGGCATGACCAGTGTTGGTTTGTCTTTGTCTTTCATGTCTCGGTCTCGCCTGTGGTGGCCAAGGACAGCGGCAACAGACTTGAGGGCACCAGTGCCACGTCACCGCCTGCGATGGGCTGCAGCGGCAAGCCAGACAGCAATATGGCCATGTTGATTGGGATCCCGTGCAGCACGAGGTCCTTGTACAGCGCAACCTTGTCCTTGATAATGTCACGCATGGCTGGCACCTGCATCAGATCGTATGCAGCGCGTACCGTTGGTGAACCGTCAGGCAGCGTGGGATACTCCTGACCCAGGTCCTTGTTGAACGCCTTGCGGAATTGTTCCAACAAAGGGATCAACGTGTCCTCCCACCAGGATCTTCTCAAGGTGATGATGTTGTTGTACGTCGCCTGGTGTAGCAAACCAACAAGGGGCGGCGGCACCAACATCCAAGCACAGATCTCGGTGGCTGTTTGCAGGCGGCTGGCTGTGAAGTCCATCTCGCGACCGGGTTCAGCCAGCCGTTGGAACTCAATGTCCCCACCTTGGATCAAGGGGCGCCTTGCGTTCATGGCCCCCATGTAATCCTCTTCAAGCTCCTCCATGAATGCCTCGCGCTGGTCAGGTCCCATCATGGACTTCACCTTGAATATGCCAGGCGGTATCATGTTGTTCTTGAGTGAGTTGTATTGCCACTTGGAAGCTTCAATGTCAATTTGCACTGACCGTTCCGCTGCCTGCATTGGCGCCAGCCCCCAATAAGGGTTTGCCGGGTCTTGAAAGCGCATGTGCAGGAAGCAGTCGCGGGGCTCGTCCTTGAGTATGCCGCTGGTGGTGCGTACCTCATACTTGGCTATACCCAGCCCCTTCTCAACAATGGGTCGTACACGTGCCGGGTTGATTGGCCATATGCGTTTCAAGCGTAGGTTGGCGTCGCTGCCAACGCGGATCTTGGACAGCAGCGCGTTGCCAGTCAAGAACATGTGCAGCACCACAACCTGCATTAGTTCCATCCATGTTTGTTCAGGGTTGGGCTCACGCAGGATCCTTGATAGCGGGTGGTCATCGTCACGGACCCAGGTGCCGTCGCTTTGGCGGACCTCCGCGTACCACGTGGGTGAGCTTAGTGCCAAGGCCATGCGGGTTGCACAGGCGTACACCCATGTTGACTTCTTCAGCCCGTCTTGAATTGCCTTGGCTGGGTCAAACTCAATAGGCATGGCACGACCCAACAAGAATGTTGGAACGATGTCGTGTGGTTCAATTGATTTGAGGTGGCGCACCATGGCGCCGATGGGGATGCCACTTGGGATCTTGACTTCATGCACCTTGCCTTCAACAAGGCGGTCAAGCTTGCGTGCGTACCACCAGGCTTTAGCGTTGGTCCATGGTTTGGACCACCAACTCATTCTCGCTACTTGTGTGCTCGCCATAACGTGTCCTGTGTGTTATTGCATTCAACACGCACACCTTATCCGTTATGTGGTCAGGGCACAACGTACTTTGCGCCAGTAATGACCAAGGCAACCAAACAGCAGGTCCAACCACTGTATGAATCTTCTCATGATCTGCCTGTCCATTGCAGTGGCTTGCCGTATGGGTTCTTGGCTGGCTTGTTGCGCTTGGCCTTCCCAACACGACCGGTCCATGGCATTGAGTTCATCATGGTGCGTACAAAATTCAATAGCTGGCTGGTGGCGTCAACTTGGTCGTTGTTCTTACTCAAGGGGAAGCTGGTGACCTCCTTGATCCAGTCACTGACCCATGGTGCGGTATGTGGCAGTGGTGCGTGTACGTGCCCGGTCTTGAATTCTCCTGCAACACTGATTGCGCGTGCCAGCTTTGAATCCGTTGGGTTGATCGGTTGGAACCCACCCAGTGCTTCCAGTGCCGAGATGATTGCGGATCCGTTGGCCTTGTCCTCAACCAGCTTCAAGAACGCTTGCGGGTAGTCATTGTTGACACGCACGACCTGTTCACACAGTTCAACAAAGGACCACTTGCCACGCACCTGGTGAACCAAGTACCGATCCGGTCCCTTGATTGCCCACACCTGACCCACACCATAGCTGGTCTTCTCGCCCTTCTTGAATGCGCAGTCCCATGACTGCAACCACAGGTCAACGTCGTGCGGCACGTTGGTCCAGAACTGCAGCCATGGGAACTTCCATACCGATCCTTCAAGTGGCACCGGCATCCCTTGGTACATGCCATTGAATGTGTGCGGTTTGTTCTCCTTGATTAACAACAGGTCCGTCGCAGTAAACCGGTCAGGGCACAGGGCTTCACCTGGCTTGCGACCAAAGGGATCGTTGTCACCTTCCTCGCACAGCGCCTTGACATTGATATGGTCCCAATTCTCAAACTTCCAGTCGTCCAACAGATGTGCGGTAAAGTCATTGTCGTGCCACCGCGTCATGATTACGATAATGGAACAGTTGGGCTCACGCCTGGTCCAGAATGTCTTCTCATAGAACGTCTGCTGTGACTGCAGCTTGGCTGGGCTCATGCTGTCTTCATAGTTCTTGTGCGGGTCATCAAATATGAGAAGGTCGCCACCGCGACCAGTGAACGACCCACCAACACCGCCTGTCTTCATGCCGCCGCCAACCATGGTCTCCCAGTCCTTGGCAGCGCGCTTGTTGGATCGTATGGGCTGTATGAGTTCAGATTCCTCATCCGTGAATAGGTTCAGGACCTTGCCACCCCAGTCGCTTGCAAAGCCTGCCTCGTAGCTGGCGAGCAGCACGCGCTTGGTTGGGAACCAATGCACAAACCAAGCAGGCAACCACTTGGAAAGCAGGAACGACTTGCCGTGCCTGGGTGGCATGTTGATTATGATCCGCGCATTGCCTTGCAGGATCTTGCGCTGCACCATGCATGAGATCTGCCGTAGGTAGGTCCACGCCACCCAGTCGCCACCGCTTACCCACTGGGCAAACGTGTGCAGGTTGAGACGCCAGTACATAGGATCCCAATCGCATTCAATATGGTACGGGCTCACTTGCATTGACAGCTTTCAATGACAGCTTCAAGCTTCTTGGTATACTTGAAGTATGCATTATTAGAAGCAGCCAGCTCATTTATCTTCTTGAGTTCAGCCTGGCGTGGTACCAACGCACGTTCCAATTCAATACGCAGCCCAGCGTTCTCAGATTCAAGCTCAGCCACACGCCCCTTCCTATTCATGTTCTGCTCACCCAGTGATGCAGCGGCTGTGCCCTGCACCGTGAACATGTTGACCAGTTTGTCGTTGTGCTCCTTGGCTGCTTCCAATACATGGCGCAACCGCAATGCCTCCTTGAGTAGCCTGGCTATCTCATGCTCCTGATCAATCATCATATCAAGACGCTCGTTGGCCAGGTTGCGCATCTCCTTGAATCGTTCACGCTGCGTCTCAAGATCCTGCTTGGCTATAGCAAGCTGGTCCTGCCTTGCGTGCTCAAGGTCCTCACGTGCTGCATTGTCTAGCCGCTCTTGAATATGGGCTGGTATTGTCGTCATTGTGTTTGCGCTCCATAGGTCTAGGGGTAGGGTTGTTGGTTACAGTGGCGGCGCTTGCAGCCCAAGACCAATGGCCACCAGTGAGAGGAAGTCATGCAAGGACATCTCGTAGCGATCACAGAACCTTTCAACGGTCCATGGTTGCCCAGTGTTTAGGTTGCACAGCTTACTTGCGCTGACCACCTTGCCGTCCTGTGTTTCAACATCACAGCACCACTTGGTGTTGCGCTGCTTGAATGCTGCTTTGTACCTTTCCATTTTCAATCTTCTCCCCTCACTGGTACCCACCGTCCGTTAATGAGTACCTCTGTTGTTGGTTCACTTGGCTGCTGTTGTTGGCGCTGCTTGGCTGCTTGCCTGGCGTAATGTGCACGCAGCCCTTCTCTCAATCTGTCTGCTGCTGCCTGTGCCCTATCAAGATCAGGCATGAAAGGGTTGGGGCCAGTAAAGTCAAACGTGCGCTCACCTTTTGGCTTGTGGTACGTGTAATGGACACGGCTGGGTCCAGTGCCAAAGTCATACTGCACTTTGTGCTTCTTGTTGAACTGATCATGCAGCCGTGTCTTCTCACGCTCCAGCCACCAGTGAGAGGAAGTCATGCAAGGACATCTCGTAGCGATCACAGAACCTTTCAACGGTCCATGTGTTGGCAGCGGCGCGTCTTGCGGCGGCGCGTATGGCTTCAACATCAAAGGCGCTGGCCTTTTGTTTTGACCTGCTGCGCTGCTGACGTCTCAATCTGTCCCAACGTGCTGTGTGCTTGTCATAGCTGTTGCGTGCCATGGTTGGTCCTTGGGTGTGGGCTGTGTGCCTGCTGTGGCTACAGCGCAGTGCTGGGTGGCTTGGTGCATGTGTGTCTGCGTGGCCATATGAGCTTGGGTCTGCCATGTTTGCAAGGTGAATGAATAACCTTGGCTATGCGGAAGAACGTCCATTGAAATACTATGTTGAACCAGTGCAGCCTTGTCATGTTACATCCACCAGAACTTGATGTTGAGTTTGTTGGCCAGTGCCCTATCAAGGTCGGTGCGCTGCACCACATCAGTGCGCAGGATCTTGTTGATGGTTGTTGTTGAATACCAGAACAGAGTGGGCTTACCATCCTCACTCAACAGCTTGTATTCAACATCAACAAGCACGCCCTTAACACGCACGCTTGCCTTCTTATACGGTTGTGAGTGACCCGTTGCCGTTACCATTTCCGTTCCCGTTGGTGTGACCGTTGGTGCCGTTGCCGTTGTGCTTGCCGCTTTCAACAAGGCGCTTTTGTATCTCAGCATGGGCCAACACCTCAGCGTCGTGCAGCACACCAGGCTCACCCAGTATGGCACGCAGCTTTTCACGTGGGTCCATTACCACGCCAGTGCCACCGCCACCACCAATGCCACCTATGTTGACATTCACGTTGCGTGTTGGGCTGTACTCATCAGGCCAGCGTTGGGCGAGCATGCGCAGTGCCATTCTTGGGTCAGTGCGTGCGCTGTTGACTGACACAGCCAGCAGGTTGCGCTTGATCCTGCCCTCAGCTTCCATGATTGCTGTCATAAAGTTACAGCATTTGTCTTGGTATGGTGTGCGGTCTTCAGCCTCAACCTCCCATGCTTGCTTAGCTGTGCGTTGCCATAGTGAGAACGTTCCCCTAGCAATACCAACTACTTGGCAGGCAGTCTTGATTGTGCATGCACCTAACAGACACTTGACAAACGTGTCAACAAGTTCAGGTGTTAGTGCTGTCTTGCGACCTAATCTGTTGTTTGGGTTCATAAGGACCTCCATTCAATACAGTGGCAGCATAAGTGCACCAATGAATAGTTTCAATCCTGCTTGCATGCCTTTGTTGCTTTCAATGGGTCACCTTTGCAAAACACCAGCACGTTCTGATGTACCTTGCCAAGCTTGCGGCTGTTGTTGAATGCCTTGGCAGTGCGTACCGGTACAGTGCCTAGTGGTGTCCTTAGTATGGCTTGGTTGTACAGCTTGGCACCAGCGTCATTGAATGCCGCAATGGTGTCAGATATAAAGTCGCGGTAGTAGCCCTTGGGTCCGCGTATGTCTCCCACTACAAAGCAGGCGAACCTGTGTTGCCTCAACCTCCATACTGCCTGCCTGATTATGTTCCGGTATGCTTCAATGAACTTATCGTACGGCATGTTGGAAAGGTCCCGTGGGTCGTCGCTGTACTGCTCAAGGTCAGCGTACGGGGGACATGAGAAGACCAGATCGTACTCACCTTCCAACATCGGTACCACGACTGAGCTGTCGCCGCATACCCACTCCGGTGTCCTCCTGTGTGCTGTTGGCTGCTGTGTTGGTTGTACCTCGGACCTGGGTCCAGGGACGACGCCATTGCTCTCCCATTCCGCTTCCGCATCTAGCGCGGCTTCTACCTCGGGAGGCATTGGCACCGTTATGTCCTGTCCTGCCAGGACGCTCTCAACAATGTTGTTGGCTGTGCTCTCACCAAACAACTCCACGAGGCTATCACGCACCCCTACAATCACAGGTTGACCCATGTTGTAGTTGGTGCCACACGGGACGCCTTGCGGTACGCGGTTGTGTAGCACCACGGTGTCATTGTCATTGATGACCAGTGGGTACAGGTGGCAAGTGACCGGCTTGTCCTTTGGAGTGAACGTGCAACCTTGGGAGCCGAGCTTTATGCATGCGTCGTGTCCTTTGGAACGGCTGGCTTGTGCTGGCCAGAACGCCGGTGTGATGCAACACCTACCACCACACCCTCCCTTCTTGATTATGTTGGGCACAGTGCATGCGACCCTCTTGGACGCCCATGCTGCACTGAACTTGAGTGAACGCTCGCCCTTGCCTACTGCAACCGCATCAGCTCCTGACTCCGTCTTGCGTACACCCACGACCCACAACAGGTCACCGGGTTGCAACGTGGGTATGCACTTAGCTTCATAGTGGCTGTCCAATCTAAGACCATGCAGGTACACAGTGTCAGCCGGTGCGTGGTAGTCAGCCTCGCTCTCAATGAGGGTGCACATACTCTTCCATGTGGCTGGTGCGTACTCCTCCAGACGCTTGGTTGGGTTGGCACCAACGCACACACCGACCACAGGTACAGTGATCCCGTGGTCAAGCATACCGTGCAGCACACCAGCCAAGGACATACCGCTGCCAACAGGCATCACGATCCGCTTTACCTTGAGTCCTTTCAGGTTGGCGACCTGGGTGCGTGTGTAGCGCACAGCATCGGCGCACTCCATTCCAAAGGGGACCTCCTTATAACCACGAGCCTCTGCGTCCTTGCGTGCCTCAGCTATGATCTGTGAGTTGTATCCGGGACGGTGTTGGATGATCTGTGCGCCTGCTTCCATGGCACTGACCAGCTCCGGGGACAGCTCCCCTGCTGGCACATGGACACGGCAAGGCAGGTCCAGACGTTTGGCTATGTGTGCCACGATGTTGACCTGTGGACTGGATCTGGACCCTGCTGTAACCAAGCCCGTCTTGATGTCCTTGCACATGGTCCAGCATGTGCGCACCTTGCCACCGCGCACACCACCAACAGCGTACAGGTCGTCCCGCTTAACCAAGTACTTCCCCAACGTGGCAACAGGGGTCAGGTCTGGTTGGTGGTCCTTTGCCTCCTTGGTCAGCGTGATACTGATGTCCTTGATTGTAGACCACTGCTTGCGGTTGGCTTTGACCTGTTCCTCTCTAAGGTCCACCCCTGTGTACTCACGTCCCAACAAGCCAGCCACGATACCGCGCACACTACCGCCAGCGAACGGGTCTAAGATCCGGTGCCCTGGTGCGGTGAACCAACGGTACAGGATCTCGCACAACACAGGATCAAAGATGCTCGTCCCAGACATGCCTGACCTATCCACTCCGTCATATGAAGGAACCTCACCAAAGGCGAGCCCCTTCTGTACTGCGTTCAGTTGTTTCTGATTGCCGATAAGTAATCCATCACCTCGGCCCAACTCACTCTTGATACCAATGGCTTTCCAGGATCTCTTTCTCTCGTTCCAATACCCTTGCCTCGCATCCAATACAGAGAAAGGTGGTACTATAAAACGATCAAC